AATACGCCATCGTCAAGCTGCGTCGAATTTCCCGTTTCCAACCTGCCTGCGCCCGCGATGCTTAATCTGGCCTTCCCATCCACGCCTCGCCAGGCGGCGTATATCACGCTGCCCGCGTTGGCATACATTTGCGGCGTGTCAGCATCAACGCTGGTCGAAAGCCTGAAATTGTCTGATATGCGGCGCATGAAACCGGGCTTGATGCTGGCCGTCGTGCGCGGGGCAAGCGCGGTTTTTCGCTCAGCGGCAGCGAGGGCGGCGGTGATGGGTCTCACAGCGTCTCCCCCAACAAATCCAGATCAAATGTAAACAGCGTGGCGTGATCAATCGTCAAGGATCGCTTGTTTGGCGCGCCGCGGTTGGTGATGGCCGCCTCTCCAATTGCGCCACTGCCAAGTGATTTAACCCGAATTTTTCCGGGCGCGGCAAACATGTCGCTGATCCATGCCGCAGTTGCGTACGATGAATCCGATGGAGTTGCAAAGATTTTGAGGACGTAATGCCAGTGCAGTTTTCCGACACCAACGCTTTCCACCACGTTCCCGCTCAGGTCCTCGGCGACCAGCGCGGGTGTGACTGGCTGAGCATTGATGGTATCCCCTTCCAGCATCACGCTGACTTTTTTCCACGTTGCTCCGCCATCGCGGCTAATTTCAATGTAATTAGCCATAGCGCAGCTTGCCCCCTTCAACTTCATCAAATACCAGCTTGATGATGTTCTGGCTTACTGCTTGGCCCCACATTTCGTTATGCACAACAATATCAATGGGGGTTTTATCAGCATTGTTTTTATTCGTTCTGGCGGCGTTGTTTACATTTGCGCCAAGGCGATCCACGGCAGAATCTGTAATCGGCCCGATGGCCGAGCGGTAGCCCTTTATAAAGCCCTGCGCGGCATTTCTTCCCGCATCCTGCGCTTGCGCGGATGAATCGCTAATCCCCAGAGCTTTTTTGATGGCATCAATCGCCCCGCTCACGATGCTCAACAATTTGTTGATAATTTCTGCGCGCTTATTTTCAAATGTAGTGATGAGCTTTTGAACAATCTGACCAGCCAGAGATTCAAACTCATTAACCTTTTTCTCGAATTCGGCTTTTGCATCGCCCAAAGCCTTGCTGATTACATTGCCAGCGGAGGCCCACAAATTTGTCCAGGTGGTGCTGATTGTTTTATTCAGATCATCAATCTTTGCATCCAGTTCCTTGCCCAGCCCGTTGAGCCATATTGTTAAATCATCGTTTCTTTTTGTCCACGTGGCGCTGAATTTTTGGCCCAAATCATCCAGCATAGTGTTTATTTTCTTTTCCGGGTTGATTATCAAATCTTCAATTTCCTGCATAAATCCCGGCACTTGAAGAAGGAAGACATTTAGATCATCCATAAACGCGCCGATAAGCCCGCCCGGTTTTTGCGCGCCCCCACCCTGTGCTGCGCTCCCACCTTTGTTTAGTAGCACTTCAACAAGATGAATTACAGAACCAGCGGCCCCCTCGGCTGATGTTTTCAAATTATCAAATTTAGGAATGAGCGCCTGAAAATCTTTGGCTGCATCCGCGCCAAACATCACGCGGATTGCGTTTTGAAACGCCTGCGCATCGCTCATTTTGAGATTCTTTGCGCCGATAAAAGCCTCAATCCCCTCTTTCACCTTGCCTGCAACATTCAAAATGGGTTGTATGGCTTTAGCCGCATCCGCACCAAACATCACGCGGATTGCGTTTTGAAACGCCTGCGCATCGCTCATGCCCAACGATTTGGCGGCCTTGAAGGCGCTCATGCCCTCCTCAACCCGCGCCATCCCGTTTTGAATTAGTCCCGCCGCTTTTGGCAAATTCACGCTGGCAAACTCAACAATTCCACCCAGCACAGTTTGCAAAGTTGGCAAAACCGCCTGCCCCACCTGCACTTTGAAGCCCTGAAAAACAAGGCCCAGCAATGCCCAGCTTTGCTTAAATTTCACAGTTTTGGCAACGCCATCCTCGCCGATCATCAACCCCAGCGCGGCGGCCTTTTTTGTGGCCTCGCTCAGCCCGCCATTGGCGAGAGCGTTCATCACATCGCTCAAATCTTTTCCGCTGCGGCCAAACAGCTTCATCATCAGCTCGCTTTTTTCAAGTCCATCGGGCATATCACTCAACTTCTGCGCAATTTCAGTGAGCAGTTTGCTCGTGTCTTTGAGCGGCCCCTGCGTGATGAAAGTTTTTGTTACAGTTTTCGCGGATGAGCTGAGTTTGCCCTCCATCGCTGCTATTTCCTCGCCAAGTTGTTTGTATGAAACACGCTGTGATTCAGTAACTTTTTTATTGTGCGTGATGGCGTATCCCAAGTCGTTGTAACGCGCCCGCGCTTTCTCCAGTTTCTTTTGCAGCTTTTCTGTCTCTGCAACTTGTTTTTGAGTTGGCGGGATGGTGGCCGTGTACTTTTTGCCAACCTCGAACGCGCTCACGCCAATTTCCTGCAATGCCTTCCCGGTGGATCCCAGTTCGCCCTTGCTGTTTGTCAGTCCCTTCACTAAAAATGTGAGCTGACTGGAGAGCTGCTGCGTGTTCCCCCCCGCGCTGGTGATCGCAAAGTTGAGAGCTGCGCTCTCATTTGCGGTTGTGCCCAGCACATCACCCAGGCTGTCGAGTTGATCACCATACTCGACAGCAGCTTTAACCGCCTCTTTGATGCTCAACACGCCGCCCGCGCCAGCGGCCAGCGCAGCCAGCGCGCCAATCACTTTTCCGTTAATTGTTCCCGCGAGTGAATCAAGCCGATTAGAAAATTCTCCGTGTGCCTGGCCTGATTTTTTTGCCGCATCGCTCGTTTTGTCCATCTCAGATCGCGCCTGCGCCATGCCGTTTTGAATGCCCTTGAAAAACGAACCCATCACGCCCTCTTTGTTAGCGAGCGTATCCACCGCGGACCCGATCCGGCCCAGCGCACTTTGCGCATCATCGCGCGCTTTTTGCATCCCGCTGGTGTATCGAGTGGCATCGGTGATGAGCTGCACCACCATCGTTGAGAGAATGCTCATGACGCGTTTTCTTTGATGAATAAAGCGAGGCTGTCAAACTCCCGTCCCAGGTCATTTCTGACGGGTGTTATTTGTTTGCCCAGCATAAAATCTTTCAGCTTAAAAGCCCTCGTTTTCTCTCCCCTGTTGGCGTTTGCAAGCAGGGTTGAAATGGTTGCCGCGCGCACATCGCTCACGTGCGGGCCAAATGGCTCAATCTCGTAATACATAAGCCAGTCGTCCAGCTCTCGCGCGCTCATCCGCGCCGTCAGCTCTCCCACCGTGAGGCCCAGGCACAGGGCCAGACGGTGGTAAAAAATCTGCTCGGCGCTTAACCTTTTCCCGGCTCTGTATTCTCCAAACCGCTCAATCGCATTGCCACCGTGCTCAATTGCTCCACCGCTTCATCGCTATCGCCACCGAGTTTTGCCACATCTCCGGGCTGAAACAACGACTGGCCTTCATCATCACAGGCGGCCATCTCAACTAGCATCACGCGAATCTCCGCAATGCGGTCCAACGCGGGCGTTATTTTTCCGTTTTCATCAACGCGCATCATGTGCACCTTGTAGCGATCCCTCTCCGCGATGGTGAGTTCGCGGATCCACACATCGCCGCCCCACGCGGGCACATTCACGCGCTCGCGCTTGATAACGCTTGAGGCAAGAATCTGGTTTCTAGTGAGAATTCCACTCATGTGATGCTTACGCTCCCGGATGGCGCAAACGTGATTTTTGCCTTCAACACATCATCTTGCTTGGCCTCATCCTCAATGCTCACCACAAACGCATTGCCAGTGAACGTTAGCCCAGCGCCCGGCGTGGCAACTGTGAACGCGTTGAGCGTTTTCGCGGTCTGCGCCGCAAACAGCGCGGCGTGGGTTGCGTTTGCTTTATCCAAAAACACGGTAGCCGTGAACTCGGTTGTTTCAAACTTTCCGGTGGCAACACTTTCGCCCCAACCGCCGGGGCTGTCGTGCGCTGTCGCACTTTTCAAAACCTTTGTGATTTCTGGATATTCAATAGCATCCAGATGCGCAATGGTTTGGCTGTTGTAAATCAGCGATGCGCCAAAACCGCCTTGTTTTGCCATTTTTTCTTACTCCTGTTTTTTACGCAACGGTTGGTTGGCCGGTTGGCACACAACCAAACTCGCACTTTGTCATATCCTCTTGATCGGTTGAGGGTTTCATGGATTTAACGAACGCAGTGAGCGTGATCGTTTCTGTGCTGCCCGGCTTTACGATTTGCATATCCACCGGCGAGAGGCTTTTTAGCGCGGTAAGCACTGCCTGGTGCACCGTGCTGGCGCTATCCCAAAACACTGTGAAGTTGAATTCGCTTAAGGTTTTGAGGCCAGGGATTCCACGCTCCTGATACCCGCCCGCGCTATCATGCGCGGTTGTATCCTTTGTTATTAGCTCGCGCTTTGGCAGCGAGCCATCCTCAACGCCCGGAATGGTGGTAAGCGTGCCCGCCACTTTGATTTTGTAGAGTATTCCAAAACCGCCATTTACTGCCATCATTTCTCCTAGTTTTCGCGGTGATGAATTTGAGCATCCAATCGGCTCAGAACAGCATCACCGTTTTGAACATCACCG